GTGCTGTAGCCAATGGCCGAGGCGTTGGCGCGACTTTTATTCAGCGCACCGTCCTGCCAGTTGCGGGCCTTTGTGCCGCGCACGCTTTTTACTATTTCATCCGGCGAGATCCCGCTGCCCAGCCCGGTGCGAACCGTGTTCACGATGCGCGCGAAGCGGTCAGCTTCGAGCTTGCCGGTCCACTCCCGGAGCGTGTAACCGTGAAAAGGTTCGGTTACCGCCCGGACGTACGCCTGACCGGCGTCGACTTTTTTCAGCAGGCCGCGCTGGCTCACCACCTCCGGCAGCAGGGACTTCATCAGGTCAAAGCCGAAGCCGGCCTCATACTCCGTGAAGGCCTTCAGCACGTGGCCGAGCTCACCAAAAAAGCGCGTGACCGCCCTGCGGTTGATGTCCCTGACGGGTGCCAGTACCTGCGTCAGCCTTTTTACCGACACCGCGCCAGTCGGTATATCCTCCAGCGCCACCAGCAGCCTGGCCGCCAGTTCCGCATCATCGGTACTGAGTGAAGCCACCAGCCTGCTGACTACACCCGCCTCATAGCGCGTCAGGTGAACCCGGTGGGCGATCAGCTCATCGCGCAGCTCCTCATTTATCGTCGCCATCGCTCAGTCCGGTAAAAGTGGGGAAGCTGTCTTTGAGTTCCTGAAGAATATCCTCAGGGGTTTCATCATCACCGACAAGGCCGGTGCGCTGCTGGTAGCGGATAAAGTCAATCAGGCGCATCTGCCCGGACTGTACGGCCGCCACCAGCGCGGTAATCGCCTGGCTGTCCAGCTGAGCAATGTCATACTGCTTGTTCAGCTCAATGCTGCCGCTGCCGCCGGCAAACTGCGCGGCAAAGCTCAGGGCGCGGTTAACCGCCTGTTCCACGTTGCCGGCGCACAGGGATAATACGGAATTATCGGTCTGCGCTTCGCTTGCCGCCTGTGTGGCGGTGCGAGCCGCGCCGTTGCGCTCAACGAGACGCGCACCCAGCATCGCCATCTGATTTTCACGGCGCTCCGCCAGCGAGGTCATGATGCCCCGCTCCTCCGGCTGGGCAAACTTCATGTCGCCATTGGCGGGAAGCAGCACCCCGCGGCGCGAGCCTACGCAGAACCCGCCGTCCGGAAAATTGGTGTCAATCCACTCCTGCGACACGCCCGTCAGCGCCACCATCGGCTGACCGACCGTATGCGCCGCTTCGGCCAGATCGGCTTCACACTGATAGTGCTTGATGTTGATGTAGGCAATATCGGCCAGCGGCGGTGCGTCAGGCGTGTGGTCATTATTCACGGCACCAATCCAGGACCAGGGGAGCTCATTCAGCGCCCGGCCGCTGCCGTCAGTAAAGGCGGTGACAGCGCCGGGAATGATGCCGGACTCGCCCTCTTCCCAGCGACGGAAATATGCCACACCATCGATAAGCCGCAGCTCCATCCACCGGCGGCGCAGCAGCAGAGAAAAACCGTCCGGATCGTCGACGGGCTCCTGCCAGTGAAGCACCACCAGCGAGGTTTTGTTTGCCGTGACCCGCCAGTTGATGATCTGTTTTGCCGTAAAGAGCTGCAGAACCGGCCGGGGCTGGCTGCTGCCCCGCTGAACACCGCTGCCGGTATGGTCCGTGAGTATCCCCGCACGGCCCCGCTGCAGGTTCTGATTAAGCGCATCGCGCACGAACTGCGCCAGCGGCTGTCCTTCGCCATCTGCGTCTGCCTCCAGCCCGGTTACGCCACCTTCAAGGGTGATTTTTACCGGCTTGCTGAAGGCGATCCCGACAAGTCCCGTCAGGGTCCGGCCCGTCACATTGATGAAGGCAGCGCGCGCCTTGTAGGCGGCGTAGCGATTGCCCTGCGGATCGTCGTCTTCGGCATCGTCGCTCGGGTGCGGCAGGTATTTACAGCCACGCTGTTTTATTTTGCGCTCACCGTCGACACAGTCGCCGACCATGTCCCACTCATCTTTGAATTCACCCCAGGCAGGGTGACGATAGTCCACATTTAAGTCTGACATGATCAGGCCCATTTGAATTTGATAGGTTTTGGCGGTTTGCGGTGATTTTTACGGGTTACCGCGAAGTAGCGGAATCCGTCCGCGCCGTGAGAGGTCGCATCATGGTATGGCTTATCTTTCCAGCAGCCCCGCTTGTCGTCCCACTCCTTGCGGTAAGCCTCGAGATGAGAAATTCCCTCTTCACACTTTGTTTCATCGAAAGCGCAGCGCGGGAGGATTTCGCGTACTGCTTCGATGCCGTCATCAACGGACATTTTCGGCACCACCTGAAAGGTAAGGCTGTAGGTCTGTCCGTCAATCTCATAGCCCTCACGCGCCAGCTCCCGGCGGGTTTTGGCATCTGATCCGAATTCGCGGTTGTCGATGTCATGCGGCCCCCAGTGCTCACCATACTCATAGCCGCGCTCTTTCAGCACCTTCATATAGTGGCGCAGGCCTTCACCGCTGTTTTCGTAGTAGTCGATGACGTGATATTCCTCACCCACCTCCCGGATAAACCAGATAGCGGTGGAGTCACCGACGCCGATATCCCAGAACGTGTGAACAGGCTGGTGGGCATTGTCAGGCAGTGCGCCGATTCGCCGGTTCTCATAAAGCCAGCGGAACTGCTTCGCGTAATAAGCACCTTCGACCGACTGCTGAAACGCTTCTGACGGTATGGACGGATATTCACGCTTCATATCGTCACCGAGCGTTTTCTCTTTGGCGTGATACCAGGCCTGCTGCTGCGGGCTGAGCACGATTCCGTGCTTTGCCTGCAGATCAGCAAAATAATCGGTAAGCCGCTGTGGCAGAGAAGATACGGGCTCGATCGCATACTGCGGATTGCGCCACCAGGTGAAAAAGAAAAACCGCCAGTCGAGCGATGACAGCATTTTTCCCTGTACCTGCGCCCTTTCCGCTTCCTGACAGTAATCAAAAAAGTAGCCTGCCCGGCCCTCTGCCGTGCTCTCGATTGTGGTAAAGCAGTCAGAAGACACCGCCTCGAACGCGCCGGTCACAATTTCGCGGGCTTTATCAGGAAATTTTGCACATATTTTCCCGAACTCGGAAACGTGCAGATAACGCAGTGTACCGCCGCGAAAAGAGGTGCTGATGTAGAGCGATCCACCCTTTTTAAACACCAGCTCGCCCGCCGCATCATTACTGGCGGGGTTCGCCCGCTTTATTTCATCCGGCAGACGGTCGTAGGCGTATTTGATTTTTTCCCTGAACAGGCGTTTGGCGTCATTCAGCGTGTGGGCAATCAGTGCGCAGCGGGCCGCTTCAAACAGCGCTGCATCCAGCTGAATGATGCAGACCTCGGTCGTAAAGCCCAGCTGGCGCGCCTTGAGAATAATATTGCGGGTGTGCATGTTCCCGAAGTACTCGAGCTGCTCCGGCGTCATTCTGAATCTGACCGGCTTCCCTTTTTTATCGGTGATCCAGTACAGGTGATTCAGCCGCCAGAACCTGTCGCGTAAGAGGGCGAGGTGTTCCGACTTCATCATTACTCCTTCGCCAGCTCATCCATCAGGCTGGAAATGGACTGCACGACCTGGCCGGAGTGCTCGAGCTTCTGCCTGTTGGTGTAAACGTCGCCCACCTCTTTAGCCGCCTGCTCCAGCAGCTGTGCGGTCATGCCGAGGTTTTTCATTTTCTCAGCATTCGTCGCCATACGATCAAGCACGCGCAGGCGATAGGCCTTATTAGCTATCGGGATGTCGGAAACTTCCGTCTGAAAGCGGCTGCGGGTGGTGTTAAACATATCCACCCACTTTTTTGCCAGGTTTCGCCCGGCAGCCTTGGTCGGGTCATGAGATTCAACCTGCTGCCGGGAAACGGAAAGCTCAAATTCTTTTTTGACAGCATCGACAACCTGCGAGGGGGTATCGAAGCATGCAAGAGACTGAACTATAAATGTTCTTACCTCCCCTTTGAGTGCTGCCATCGATTACCGCCTGTCAAAATCAGTCAAAAATTCACGCCAGCTTTAACATGCAGGTTCCGCATGCTCTGGCGATATTAAGATGTGCCACCTCCGGCTCTGTGTTTGCCGCATCCACCAGCGTCTGTACTTCGGCACTGGCACCATACCGCCGCACGACGCCCACGAATTCCTCCACGTCATGTCCCCGGAGTGTCAGCACCGGCTGACCGGTATCGCGATTAAACTTAGGCGCACCGTATTCATCCGTTGCCTGCGCAATGTGGTACAGCTCATGTTCCACCAGCGCACAGAACTCAGGGTCGCTGCACTGTGAACAGTAATCAGCGGCCAGTGTGATGATGAACTTTGGCACACGCCCGAACCACTCATGCATCTGCTGCTCCATTCTGGCCTTCTGCCAGCCGCCGGCACGCAGCATGACCTCCTCCGCCTGACCCAGAACGGTGCGACCCTTTTTACTGAATGCTGCTGATGCCCACATGAAGCTGATGTCAGCATCAATCAGATGCGCATGATCCGGGTTATATAGCGCACCGTTTTCGCTCAGGAGCTGCGTCTGTATCCAGTCACAGACCTCGCCAGCCGGAGCGATACTGATATAAGGCAGCGGGTCCGGCGGGTTTATAAACAGTGGCGGTGGCAGCGGTCGGATGAAGGATTCGTCAGTCATACAGAATAATCCTCTGGTCAGCTTTATCTCGGTGGTTTAACGAAGCCACTGAACCCGTTCGAGTCCAGCTCAGCCATAACAGCAATGACGGCCTGAATGCCTTCATCCATCGTGACATCAAAATATTCACCATGTAGATGATGCGCAGATAACTTTTCATGAGCCATCTTTTCAACCAGCCTGAAATCGTAACGCCGATCAGTGATATAGCTCTCTTTAACCTCAAACCCTTCATGCTTTTTGAGTTCGGTGAATCTTCCTGTGCATTTGTGACGTGAAGACATGCCGACTTTAACTTTCTCACCATTGCTGGCGACATAAACTCTGCCGCCGTTACGAGTTAACAGCTTTGCTACCATGAGCTTTCCTTTTGGTGGTGAGCCTAAGTTCACGCGGATAAAAGCAGCCCACAGAGTGAAAGCATTATTGCTTACCCCATAGACTCACCCCGCAAGGCTCTGTGGATAGTTGCCCCGTGACGAGCATTCAGAAGAATTAAATGATTGGATCTTTCTCGGTGTTTGTTTGTGCGGGTAATCCGTATACCGACAACTGCCGAAACAGGATATTTGACCTGTCCTGACGGCTGGCCAGCGGCGTTTTACAGAATTTTATAAAATGCCGGTCTTTCCCGGCCGTCCGTCTGCACCCGGTACCCTTTTTACTCGCGGAGCATAGGCGGTTGCCGTCACAGACTGCGGGTGTTATTTGCCCCACCGCCCGCCGGGGTTGCAGTAATCTTCATCGGGCGCACTGCATGAATGCGCCCTGTGCTGATTACTCAGCTTTTGAATCAGAACCCAGAATATCCACCAGCGCTGTATCCACGGCGGCGTCAATCTGGGTATCCAGATCGGCTTTGATCTGGGTTTTAACAGCGGTGGTGACCGCATCAGACTTCAGGGCTTTTTTCACCAGGTCATCGGTGACGATATCTTTTACTTCCGGCATTGCTGCCTCCTGTTGGTTATGGCTGAAGAGCCACTGTGTGATCCACATGGTTGTGTCCATGCTGAGGGTATAAAAAACCCCGCTTATCNCTGCCTATGCCTTCTCTGCCGAGTTTGGTTTCCATGGTGTTGTGCTCAATGCAGTCAAAGCCCTGGCCGTCGAACCAGCGCAGCAGACCTGTGTGAGTGAAATAAAAAACGTGTTCATCTTTACGGAAATGTTTCGATCTGAGCACATGCTCTGCATCATCAAAAACAGGGATCGATAAAAATACCCATTTTTTTGCCTGCGCAACCGCCAGCTCAGGTTCATAGAGATGTTCGAGACAATCCCACATAGTCAGAGCTTCATAGGTTTCGGTGTATAAATCAGCCCAGACACCCCGATCTTTTAACCAGGAAACTCCAGCTGGATTAATATCGAAGCCGAGTGCATTTCCATATAATTCGATGAATGAACCACTCCCGATTCCGATATCAACGACAATACCCCGCCAGTGCCGCTTTACCATCTCAACACGGGCCAGGTTTAAAGCTTTTCCGATTTTCGTACCAGCCATGCTTTTATATTTATCGAAATACGAATAATCGTAGGGGTGGTCGCTTATTTCTACAGGATACTTACCTATGCCGTGCTCAGGAAGCCAGATCAGTGATGTGGCCTGTAATTCATTGAAGGTTTTCATAACAGCCTTTCGATGGTTGACGCAGGGTGTGACAAACTTTTTGCACGCAGATATGCAATGTGAGCCTCTTCCGAAGAATCGAACGTCCCCAGATGCTTTTTACGATAATTAACTTTAATGCACGCGTAATATTTACCACTACCCGCGCTCATGTGAACTCCCTGAGGAAGAATTTCGCCAGCTAAATTTTTTCGGGTGCTATTGCGAACAACGTTCTGAGAATTCAAGCGCTGCGAAACAAGGCGTAGATTTAACGGGCGGCTATCTCCTTTATTGCCATTAATATGGTCAATGACTTTCTCAGCAGGAATATCCCCATATAACCAGAACCAAATCAGTCGGTGTTCATAATAGTGTCGCCCCTGAAAGGTGATAATCCGATATCCGTTATTTTGCTGACTGCCTGCTCTGTCCCCTTTTTGGCGCTTTCCCCTGGGATTAACAATCCAGATTAACTCACCACTAACCTCATTGAGAGACAAACACCCCTTTAACTCTGCAAGCACTTCGGCAGTTACATCAAATTTACGCGGCATAGCTACCTCCAGATTTTTCAGAGAACGATTTCATGCAGCCACTCGCTGAAAAGAGTATCGAAATTGCTGATGCGCCGGTCGCAGTCGTGATCTGCGCGGGTGCAGCGGCAGTANACGATTTCATGCAGCCACTCGCTGAAAAGAGTATCGAAATTGCTGATGCGCCGGTCGCAGTCGTGATCTGCGCGGGTGCAGCGGCAGTAATTATCGGGCAGCGCCCAGCGTACGCGCGACAGGTCCATCGCCGGATCGGTAATAATCTCCGGCGCGTTATGCCCTCCCCGACCGCCTGCCACTACAAACAGCGGTGTGTTATATGCGATGGTCATCGGGACCGAGAAACCTACCGGACTGACCACGCAGGCAGCATGCGCATAGAGACTGCACAGCTGAGTCAGCGTCATTTCACCATGGTGGAGTTTCAGATCGGCTTCGGGCTCTTCACCCACAACCCACTCTACGCCCGGCACGGTGTCAGCCACGCTCACCACGAAAAAGTGCTG